CGATGGTATCGTTGTAAACGTATCATTTTTTGGAATAACTTTATTTTTGCATATTTTTTCGTGTCTCCATTTTGTTTGTCTGTTAGAAAATTCTTCATTACATTGGATGCAAAAATAAGTGTTACATTTTGTTACATTTTTGTTACATAAAAGTCTATCTTTTGTTACATATGTGTTACATAGGTCATTGTGAAATTTACTGTTGTGTAACCATAGACTTTTATATGACGAATATGTCTTATTACAGATTTTGCATATATGTTGCATTCTATCTTTTTAAATGTATATTATAACTTAGAAATTATTCTCTTAAACGTTTTCTGGATAGATATGTAACAAATAGATATCTATTTTTTGTCGGGAGAGAGAGAGGAAATTTTAAAAAGACTTTTCAAAATTTATAAAAAATACTTTCTTAAAATTATAAAAATACTTTCTCAAAATTATAAAAACACTTTCTTAAAATAATTAATCATCTTCATAAATCACCTGCTTATCGAGATCTAAGCTATACACGGTATTTAACTTTTCTAAAAATTCTTTCATTGTAATATAACTTTTAATACTAACTAATTTTCCTTGAACTGTTTTATAAACTTCGAGAACTTGTTCATTAGTTCTGCAGAAATCAAAAATAAAATTTTTATGATTGACTAAACCATCTGATGTTTTTATTGTAATAGCATTCAAATGAACTTTTGTTTCTGAATCTTCATAAACCCATAAAATCCATGATCCAACATCCAAGTTTTTCATTAGTTCAAAAGATGATGTTTCATTTAAATTATGAACAACATAAAAATCAGTAAATTTCCAATAGGATGTATTATTATTTATAATAGTACTTGGATCATCTTCAAAGAAACTAGTTTCTATAAATGCAGTATTTAATAAATCAATGTCGCTCATTAATATATTATAATTTACATTATAATATAATAAATCTCAATTTTTAAATTTGTTAATTTTATAAATCAATATTTGCTGTATTAGTATCAATCTGTATGATAGCTGCATCTATTTTTTTTATATTATATGATTTTTCTTTAGTTTTCTTCGTTGATATAACTTCTACATTTTTTTCTATATTTTTTACATTTTTACCATGTTTTTTATAAACTTTTTCACTAGGATCCGATTTTACATTCATTTCAAAATAATATGCTCCTTGTAAAAATGCATCAGCCAAGTCATCTTTCTTTTTATACGAATTAAAATGGGTTAACCATTTTGGTAAATGTTTTAATAATTCTTGGGCATATTTAACTGCTAAACTTTTAGTTAATTTGTAAGCTTTTGATTCATCTGTTGTTTTATCAGTAGATTTTAATTTAACAATTTGTTGAGTTTCACCATCAGAAGCCAATTTAATTTTATTTGAAGGAGACATAAATTTTACTTTTCTTATTGAAGATTTAGTTGTTTCTTTATCAATGATACCTCTAATTAAATAGTAATCATATAAAAGTGCTGAAATACTTTTCATTCTAGGATTTTTAAAAGATGGTTGATTTTCAATAACAACAACATTTGCATCTAATAAATGTTTCTTACTTTCTAATACATTAATTAATTTCATTCGTGTATCATCAAAATCCATGGAACTAACCAATGTCTTTTTCAAAGGTTTCATTTTCATATCAACAACCATATTATTATATAATTTTTTTGCATGTGCTCCACAAAATGTTTTGTTATTGTTGTCTTTAATGGTACAATTTTTATTACAATTATTTGTTTCATCTAATGGATAACAACATCCTCCAATTAATTTTTTTTCTAAATCTTCGTAAAAATTAATATAAGGAAGTGGTTTAGAATTAACTTGTTTAGAATGAGTTTTACAATAATATTTTAATCCACCATATACTTGTTGAAGAGTCGCTATTTTACCACAAACAGAACATTTAAGATCAGCACGATCTGTTAAATCAATAATGGACCAGTCTATAATTTCCCATTTATATATCTTTTTATCATTTTCAGTATATTCTTTTTTAGTAAAAAAGCAATATGCTAAATGTATGATTCCTACGTCAAAAGATAAAATTGTTTCCATTATTTATTAATATATTATTATTTATTTATAACTAATTTGAAAAATTTGAATTAAAATTATTAAAATTAAAAAATGTATATATAATGGCTCGTGGTAAATTAGAAATGATTATTGGTCCTATGTTTTCTGGAAAATCAACAGAATTAATTAGAGAAATCCGTTTAGCTAAAGTTATCGAAAAAAAGGTACTTGTAATTAAACCACTTTTAGATGATAGATATGAAAATAATAAAATTATTTCACATTCTTTTGAATCAGAAGAATGTAATACAATAGATTTTTTATACAAATTAAATGATCAAGTTATTAAATATGATCTAATTGTAATTGATGAAGGTCAATTCTTTCCGGATTTAAAAGAAGCAGTAATTAAATGGGTTGAAGAATATAATAAAGAAGTTTTAGTTGGTGGATTAGATGGAGATTTTAAAAGACAACCAATTGGAAAAATATTAGATTTAATTCCATATGCAGATAAATGTAAAAAAATATCATCAATGTGTAAATTATGCAATGATGGTACTAAAGCAATATTTAGTCATAGAACTTCCGATAATAATGAACAAGTTCAAATTGGAGGATCAGAATCTTATGCTCCATTATGTAGAAAACATTATATTATAATGAATGAGTTATATATGTAAATTAATTTTTTTCTTTTATTAATTTTCTTATTCCTTTTATAATCTTTTTTTTAATTTTAGTTATTAAATTTATTCTTTGTTTTGAATCATCCTTGATAGGGATATTAATCTGATTTTCAACATAATCTAACATTATTTTAAAGGAGAAAAAATTTGATTTAAAAAGACTTAAAGGATTAATCCTTTAAATAATTAAATGGTCAAAAAAACTAAAACTACTACCGAAAATAAAACTCACCTAACTAATGAAAAGAAAATAATGAATGATGAAAAAAAAGTTGTTGATGAGGTTATCATTAAAAATTTAATTGATGTTAAAAAATTAGAAATTACTGAATTACCTGAAGGAGTAAAAGTTGCAACAATGTGTTCTTCTTGTTTTCTCGGTACAAAACTAAATTTAGATAATATTGAAAAATATATGAATCTAGATGAAAATGATATTTTAACAGTTAAAAGAAATAAAGATAATATTAGAAGTTTAATAGAAATAAAAAAAGCTTCAAAAAGAAATACAACAATAAAGAAAAAAGAAGCTAGTAATAATTTTTATAATTCTATTACTTTAATAGTAAGAGTGAATACTGGTGCAACTGAAGAAATTAATAATGAACCAAGAATTAATATTAAATTATTTAAAAATGGAAGCATTCAAATGTCTGGTTGTAAAAATGTACAAAATGTTAATTCAGTTTTAGAAAAAGTATTATATAGATTAAAAATGGTTAAAGGTAAAATGGAAAATGGAAAAATAGAAGAAATTACTTTTGTTGAAGATCCAAATAAATTAGAAATTAATAACTTTAAAATTGATATGATTTATTGTAATTATAAAATATCAATGCAAGTTGATAGAGAAAAATTATATGATTTACTTAAAAAGAAAAAAGTAAAATGTATTTATGAACCTTGTATTCGTGCTTGTGTAATTATTAAATTTTGTCCTTCAGTAGATAATCCTGACAAAAAAGAATTAAGTATTTTTATTTTTAAAAAAGGAAATATCATCATTACGGGAGCAAGATCTCGTAACCAAGTTATTGAAGCATATAGTTATATTAATAATATCTTTATTGTTCATGCAGATGAAATTATTAAAAAAAGTGATGAAGATGAAGAAGAATTAATTATGAATTTATATAGTGATGTTTTAAAAGATGCAAATAAAGGTTTAATTACAATTTAATTTATTAATAATCTTCTCCTTGAGAACAAACTACTTTTTTACCTTCTTCTAGATAAATAGTATGTTCATATTGTGCAGTATATTCTCCATTTTTAACTAATAATGGTGGATATGATTTTATAATATCATTTTTAGTTAATATATCAAGATAATGACTATAATTATTATCAAATTCACTTACATATCTATCACAAAAAGGAAGAGTTTTAAATGATGAAAATATTTTTTTATTAAAATTTTGTAATCTTTCATCTGAATTAATAAGTATTGGATTAGTTGGATTAATTCTAAATAATGTTGCTTTTCCAGATTCGTTCGCAATATGTGATCCAGTAGAACCAAAAGTTTCAATTGCATAAACACCTTCTTTAAATCTATAATTAGTCGGTAATCTATTTCCTAAATTTTTAGGAGGTAAGAACATTCCACCATGAATAATACCATTTAAAATATTATGTCCTCCCAAGTTTTCAATAGCACGAATTTTGTGATATTCTCCATTTAAATTAATATCATATGATTCCATTACTTCTCCAATTCCTTGTGCCCATTCATTAATATCAACATCTACTCCTGCATTTTTAATACCATAAGATGTAGCTTCATTAACAGCAGTTAATAAATTATCATATTTAGGATTAAAAGAAATAGTAAATGCCGAATCTACAATCCAACCATTAATTTCTATTCCAAAATCTATTTTAACAATATCATTTTCACCAAGTAATAATTTACTATTATTTGAAGGAGCCCAATGAGCAGCACATTCATTTACAGCTAATCCAGCAGGAAATCCAATACCTTTATTAATAGTATTATATTTATGTGATAATGCTATTGTTTCTTTTTCTATATTTTGTGTAAGATTTAATAAATCACAACCGGGTTTTAATAAATGTCTTATTCGTCTTCTTACTTCTTTATGAATTAATCCACCTATAACTAACGAACCTAAAGTATCTTCTTTTGGTG